TCGCCTCTGGCCCCCATGCTTCACATTAAATGCCCGAATGAAGAGATAAAAGCCATTCTCGACACTTTGTACAACGATATCCTTAACGTCAAGTTTAATTTATTTGGTTGGGCCAGGACAATGTGCAAATACGGTGACTTCTTTTTGTACTTGGACGTCGATCAGACTTACGGGGTGCGGTATGCTCTTGGCCTTCCGCCTAACGAGGTGGAACGCCTTGAAGGAGAAGATAAGACCAACCCTAACTATATCCAATTCCAATGGAATTCGGCTGGCATGACTTTTGAAAACTGGCAGATTGCACATTTTCGCGTTTTAGGTAATGACAAGTATGCTCCATACGGAACTTCTATTCTTGAGCCAGCGCGGCGCATTTGGCGACAGCTTACTCTCATGGAAGATGCTATGATGGCATATCGTGTTGTGCGCTCATCAGAAAGACGAGTATTTAAAATTGATGTTGGTGCTGTTCCTCCAAATGAAGTTGAACAATACATGGAAAAAATTGTTGGTCAACTTAAAAGACATTCTGTTGTAGATCCAAGCAGTGGTCGAGTTGATCTTAGGTACAACCCGATGTCAATCGAGGAAGACTACTTTATTCCAGTTCGCGCTGGTTCACAAACTGAAATTACAAGTCTTGCTGGAGCACAAAATATCACAGCAATTGATGACATCAAGTACCTTAGAGACAAGCTATTCTCTGCATTAAAAATACCACAAGCATATCTTGCAATGGGTGAAGGCGCCGCTGAAGACAAGACTACATTGGCACAGAAAGATATTCGCTTTGCTAGAACAATTCAAAGATTGCAGAGAGTCATAATTGCAGAATTAGAAAAGATTGGCATTATCCACCTGTATACTCTTGGATTCCGCGGTGATGACTTGCTGTCATTTAAGCTAGCGCTAAATAACCCATCAAAAATCGCAGAGCTTCAAGAAATTGAACATTGGAAATCTAAGTTTGACATTGCTGGTTCTGCAACGGAAGGCTTCTTTTCTCGTCGCTGGGTTGCGGAACACATTTTCGGTATGTCTCATGAAGAGTTTATCAGAAACCAAAGAGAACTTTTCTATGATCGCAAACAAGACGCAGCACTACAAGCAGTTGCAGAAGCTGCAGCGGCTGGGGACGCCGGCGGCTTAGGTGGTGATCTTGGTGGTGGCTTAGGCGGCGATCTTGGTGGTGACTTAGGCGGCGATC